AGCATGTTGTGGTCCGAGACCCGGAGGTCATCGGCGACAAGCTCGTTGTAGGCTTCGCGTTCCGCATCGACATCCTCGGGATCGTTGGAACCTTCGGTGCGGTTCTGGAAGATACGAGCGGCCCTGAGGGCGACGTAGCGACGGCCACTCTCTGGCATCTGGTCGAAGGGGAGACCGAGGACCATCGTCACTGTGATGTTCTCGGTGAAGGTGAAGGTGTGGTTCTTCCGGTCATAGAGCCGGTTCCCACGCTGGACGTAGTCACGGTCCCGGTAGTTCCCATCGGGGTCCACCGAGAGGGCGTAGCTGGGGACGAAGATGTTCCCGTTGGTGTCCTTGTTGAGGGGGTATTCCTTTTCGGTGTTCCAGTAGAAGCCCTTGTTCTGGACTTCGCGGGAGATCGAGCGGACAAGCGCCAGAGCCTGCTGGGCGTCCACACCGATCACACCGGAGATGGTGGCGACAGGGGTTTGACCGATGTTCGCGAGGCACTCATTGACCGCCTCAAGTTCGGTCGTCGGGGTCAGTAGGATTGCCATGAGGGCCTCCAAGGATGAAAAAAGACCCCCCGCCGTTAAGCAGGGGGTCAGAAGGGTTAGCTCGCGGCTTCTTCGAGAGCCACGATGCCTTCGGGACGCAGGACGCCGTGACCGACAGCCATCTTGGTGACCATCAGGGTGCCCTGACGACGGATGTCATACTCAGCCTCGGCAGCGATATCCATCAGCTTGACGGTGCCAAGCGCGGACTTGTGCATGCACAGGGCCTTGTAGTTCGTCGCATCGACGCCATACTTGGAACCCGACGTATCCGGGTAATCCGGGGTCGAGGCAGCATGGTTGATCGCGAGGTTCGGGGTCGAGACGATGCGGAAGCCCGCCACGTTCATGACCTTGCCCATCGCATACGAACCGTTCGGGTCCGAGTAATCCCGGTCGAGCAGCTTGTCGTTCTGGACGAGGTCGTAGTAGACGCTCGGGGGCACCAGCGCGTAGCGGTCTTCACTCGGGATGTAGAGTTCATCAAACCGCTGGGCGGCATCGTAGATACCACCGATGATATCGGCAGTGGACGCGGTGGCACCGAGGGCGACACGCTGGGCGTCACCTTGGTCAGCCACGGCACCGGTGTCGCCATCGGCAGTGGCCTTGATCGCCATCGACAGGAGGTTCCGGTCGTAGGTCTGGGCCAGAGCGGCACCAAGCTGCATCGCGTATTCCGAACGAACCTCGTAGTGGTTCTTGGCTTCGTCGATGTTCGCGATGAAGGCATGCGAGATCAGCAGGTCATCGATGGTGATGACCTTCTCACCGTGCTCGATGGTCATGCCGGTGATCTCGGTGCCGGGCGTGTGATACTCGGCGGTGGTCCGACCGATGGCCGGGAACTGGGCCGACTTGCCCGAGGAGATGGAGCGGACGCGGGTCTTGTCCTTCATGACGGTCTTCGCGTTATACGAGGTCAGAACCTCGCCCGAGAAGACTTTGAGGAACAGGGCGTCCACAGCACCCGACAGGTTCGCCTGACCCACGCGGGAGACAGTTGCGTTTGCCATTGTAGGCTCCTATGGAAGTGTGTGAAGTAGGGTTGATTTCCCAGCCCCTTCGACGCGCCTTCCAATCAAGGTTATCCTCCGCAGAGGGCCTCGGTTGAACTAAGCTTAGTCTTTGGTGTGTGGGAGTAGCTCAGGGCGTCCCCTGAGTGAGCCGTATGATTGCTCTTAAAGGTCCCCACCCTATAGGGATACCGCCTTATCGGTGCGGTCCTTAACAGGGTGGGGGCTAATAGGAGTAATCACTTGATGGAACGGTTGTGGCTTGCAGTTGTGATCTGCAAGTTCTTCTTGGAGTTGTTGGTGGCGTTGCCGTCCTTGTGGTGGACATCCTTGTTTTTGAGCTTGGCCTTGCCGTGCTTCTTGATAGCCATGCGGCGAGCCTTGTTGCGAGCGACCCTTTTTCGAATGTTCTCTGGTCTCGCTTGGTATCGCCGGTCATAGTCCGTGTAGACACGGCCAGAGGGTGCAGCCATGTCATATTCCTTTCGTGTTGTATTCGGCAACGAAGTGATCGACGAGGTAGTTGGATAATGCCTTGTGTTCGACCCTGAGAAGCCAATCAGCGAAACGGCCTTTCTGATGATTATCCATCTTCTCGGACAAGGAGAGGACCCTACCACCTACTTCCTTTGCGGCACGGTGATACCAAGCCTTCTTGTAGACTTGCATGTATTCCGGGTTATTTTCACGCCACGCTTTCTTCCGCGCCTTGGCTTCGGGCCGAGCGTTCTGCCTACGCACCATCTCTTTGCCTTTAGGTGTGGACCGGTAATTTCTCGTGGCGTTGATCCTGCGGCACATCTTCGAGCAGTTCACATGCGTAGAGCGGCGGGGCTCGAAAGCCCCACCACAGGTCTGACAATGTCGCATGGCCTACCTCACAGGATGTTCGACCGGGCCAGCTTGTCCTGCACACGCTGCCGGAAGGCCGGGTCCTCCATGTAACGGCTGTCCGACATGTCACGCATCATCTCGGCGGTGCTCTCATAGGCACCCACAGAGTTCGCCGCACGGTTCCCCGAGATGGTCCGCGAGGGCTCCATGCCGTTGGTCGAGACATACTGAGCGCGGAGACCTTCGATAGCCAGCTTGATCTGGGCAGCGTTCCCACCCTCAAGCGTGGCGTTGAAGGCGTCGATGCTCTCATCGTCAAGGGCATCAGCGGCCCACGAGATCATGTCGTTGTAGGCTTCCTCACCGCCGACAGCTTCGAAGACCTCGTTCTGTAGCATCACCTGCTGGGCCTCGGCCCCGGCAATGAACTGATCGACAAGGTGCTGGGGGATACCAGCCTCTTCGAGGGCCTGATAGGCCTCGGCGGAAAGCTCACCGTTCTCGGCGTATTCCTGAGCGAAGGCGTCGTAGTCCAGACCAGCCTGATCGAGCGCCTCAGCGGCTTCCTGAGCGCCCTCCTCGGTGCTCCCTTGGCCCAGCTTGCTCTCAAGCTCACTGTAGGCCTTCGCGAGGTCTTCGGGGGACTTGAACTTCTCAGGGAGCCACTCGGGGCGATCCCCGGTTTCCCCATCGGAGGGCAGGCTGTCGTCGGGCTTCTTGTTCGCCTCGGCCTCTTGGGCAGCCGCCTGCTCTTCGAGGGTGGGCCCTGCGTTCTCCTTCGAGGTGTCGATGGTTACGCTTTCGACCATTTACTGGCCTCCTGTCTGTGACGCTTCTCGCAGCGCCTGTGCGCCTTCCTTGGCGACAGGACCAACGGCAGGCTTTGCCATTTCCATCATCTGCTGCTGCATCTGTTGCTGTTGAGCGGCCTCTTGTTCAGCCGCGAGTTGCTCTGCATCCTTCACCAGACCATCGAGATCGATCCCGAGGGAGGTGCCGATGCGGGTGATGTAGTCCCCGACGTTCATATACTGAGACAGCACTTCCGGCCCCAGAGGCATGAGAGCCTTGAGGAACATGTCATACTTGTTCAGATCGTGGCCCCTGCCGAGTGCTTCCAAGCCGGTCGTGATGACAGGCTGGGTGACACCTTCGGGGAGCTTCGGGAGCTTCTTGGCGGTCGTCATGCGGGCGATCACACGCTGCACGTAGGGAAGCTGATACTCCTGCGAGAGGATCGAATAGACACCCCCGAGGGCATCTTCGAGTTCCCCGGCCATGTAGCGGACTTCCTCGGCGGTCACCCGTTCACCCTGACGCTGGATCGCGGAGTTCATCAGGAAGGCGTAGGCCAACCTCTCCGTGATCGTGGACATGGTGTTCATGGCGACCTGCATGTCGGCCTGCTTCTGGACCTGTAGGGTGGTCACATCGGCATCCCGGCCAGCCACAGCGGCACCGTTGGGAGCCTGAGTGATATCCTTGGCACGGGTGGTCCCGTTGGGGTTCACGAGGAACAGCACACGGGCAGCCGCAGCGGAGCCTTCGAGGATGGCCTTGGAGAGCCCCTCGATTGCCTTGAGGTCACCGAAGTATTCCTCGACGTAGCCCCGACCGTAGTCCTCACCGTCGATGGTGGTCCACCTGAGGGCGATGAAGGGGGACTTGTCCTTAGGCCACTTGCCCTCGGAGCCTTTGACCCGCTGACCCATCACCTCTTGGTAGCTGGTGTATTGCTTACCTTCGAGGATGACCTTGGTGTAGATCGCAACCTCTTTGGACAGATCGATCTGGCCGTTCTCCTTGATCTGCTCCCTGATCATCTCTTGGATGTCTTCGGGCAGGGAGCCGTAGGAGAGTTCTTCCTTGATGATGATCTCCAGCACGGTCCCCTGAGGATCACGCACGACCACGTAGTTCTCCAGCGAGTGGACACGGGTCTTGCCATCCTTCGGGACTTGCAGGAGGACGTTGCCGCCGACGATCAGGTGCTTGAGAGCCTCGAAGTGACCTGCGCGGTCACCCGTGTTCTCGATCTCCTGCATCACGGCACGTTCGTATTTGTTGAGAGCCTCGTCCACCTTGGCACGGGCACCCTCCTCTTGCGCCAGTTCCTGAGCCGTGAAGTCGTCCACGCGCATGGCGAAGAACGGACTGTTCGGCGGGAACAGCGATAGGAGTAGCTTCGAGGCGAGGTTGTTCACGCCGCGAGCCCCGATCCCTTGGTAGGGCGTCTTGAAGGAGGTGCTCTTGGTATGACCGGTCTCAGGGAACAGGGTAGGGATGGTGAGCTTTGCACACTCCCGCGCCCGTTCCAAGAAGACCTCACGCTTGTCTGAGGCGAGCTTGTCATACCGTTGAGCACAGGTATTCTGATGCTCGCTCATGGTATCCTCGTGTTAGTTCTTCGGCATCGAGCCGAGGGATGCGGACTTCGCGCCCTTCTTGTCGATCTTGTATTTCGAGACACCATCCCGCTTGCTCTTGGTCTGGCTCCGACGCTCAGACCGGGTGGGAGCCTCCTGCTCAAGCGTCATCGGGGCCTGAGGCGGCGGCGGGGGCGGTGGGGGAGCCTTGGGGCTGCTGCTGCACATGCGCCTCTCCTATTCGTTGCTGTAGATGGTTTCGTTCTGCTCCTCGTAGAGAGCCCTCAGGTGCCTCACGACACCCACGGCACCCACCTGTGCCCATAGGTCTCTCTCGGAGATGTTCATGGGAGGTAGGACATCAGGGTAGATGGTCTCAAGATACTCTATGAGGTGTCTTTCAATGACTGGGAGTTTACTCAAGGTAAGTGTTCCTCCTATTTATCCAACCGAATTCAAATCATCGAATGTGTGGCCGAAGTAAGCGATGTCGTCTGCCCATATTTCTTCAACCAGTTCAAGGGCTTCCGGGGTGTAGTAGTCCCGGTAGTCCCTGCCCTTCTTGTAGACACCGACGTTGCGCTTCGGAAGCTCGATCTCGGGCAGCCCAGCGGCCTCACAGAACCCCTTCCAATCCTCCTCAAGGTTCTCGAAGGTCAGGATGTGGTTGCAGTAGTTGGCCCAGAAGAGTTGCTGCCGGGCGAACAGTTTGTGCGCCGGGCGTCCTCCCTTCCGCATGGTCGTGAGGAACCCGTAGAACCCCTGCTTGCCATTGTGCATCCTCGTGCAGTGGGTCCAGATCGACACCGCGCGGCTGTAGGTGTTCCGCACGGTGCAAGCTTGGAGCGGCTTGAGTTGAGCCTTGAGGCCCCTCAGGCCGGGGGTCATGTGCTGGGCTGCCAGCTTCTCCCCGTGCTTGCCCCCGACGAGCGCCGCATCGACACTCGTGGAGCCCGTCTTGGGGACTTGCAGGAACAGCCAAGTCTTACCTTGTATCATCGGTCAGAGCCTTCCATGCGACAGGGAACAGGGGGGCGATCAGGGTGCCGATCTCATGGGCGATCTGCTGGGTCTCGCGCTGGGTGTGACTGTCGGTCCTGAGCTTCCACATGTTCGCGAAGGACACGAGGTTACCCGTCCAATACCACTCGGTATACATCGACTGCGGGAGGACCATGCGGGCCAGTTCTGGACACACGCCTTCATCCACCATCTCCTGATAGACAAGCAGGGCCTTCTCACAGACCTCTTGGTTCTGTCTGACCCATTCGGAGTGGAACGGGGCAGGCTCATCGCTCGACCCTTGCTTCACGTTGTCCGCAGCCTT